TCTACTAAGATGTATAAATTGTTGATAGTTTGTGGGTAACTCTGCGTTGTTTGTTTGTGTCATGTTATATCTCTTGTAAAATGTTTAGTGTTAAATATAAAAAAGAAGTAAAGCTTATCAAAAGAAAAACAACAGGCATAAGTGCATCCCATAGTTGTACTTCTACTTCTAATGTTCCATCAATTCCTGCTCGTAGCATTTGTAAAAATAAAAACCCTAAACAAATACTCGCTTGTAATATTCCTAGCAAAGCTAACACCCCTGCTACTGCAATGTTGTTACTAAATAAAAAGTAACAGCCAACTGACATACCTATAAAAGGTATCATATATAATAATCTACTTACCATGTGTTTTATCCTCTGTCCATAAGTGTATAGCTATAATAGCGTAGTGTATAATCTTTAACAAGTCACCTTGATTTTTATATTCTCCAGTAACAGAGTCAGGTTTCTTACCATACCTTATAGCATATTTTATAATGTTACCCATACAGAAACCATCTCCGTGTCCTGCATCTATAACCGTTTCTGTTGCTTGTTGTTTGCCAGAAGCATAGTGTTGTTCGTATGTTTTATCTATGTATCTTTTTATTTGTTCTATTGTATTGTGTTCGTTGAATTTATAATCAATCATTACTTCCACTCCTTCGGTAAGGTATCTTCAGTATACCATTTAAAATTATTTGCTTCAGCCCATTCAGCGTGAGTTCTTTTCGTACCATCTTTTCTTTTCTTAGCAGCAGGCATTGGAGCGTATGGCTTTTGAAATATAAACACAAGTTCCATTGTATGTGGTAATGACTTTCTAATCCACAAATACTTACTATACTCAGCGTGATCCCAGAACCTACCCTTTGCTTCTATAATAATTTTATCTTTTTCAAAGTCAGGTTCGTAAGTATGCTCTACTACATAAGGTACTTTGTTAGTGTGATGACTCCAGTTATTTAATATACCTTTATGCAACTCGTACTCCCACTTACTATCGTATCCTTTTGGTACGTTCTTTTCTCTTGGTCTAACTTTTCTAGGTTTTCTTTTAGCCATTAGATAACCCAATGACCAGTACTAGATTTTACATTCTGTTCGTTTAGTAACTCGTATAAAGTTGCATCAGGGTTACGTTTTAATTTTTTATAAAACCAACGTAAAGAATAAGCACTTAATAAAAACTTACGATTAGCATAGATGTGTGTTTCAGCAGGCATAAACTCGTGTATGTTTCCTGTATGTATCTTAGTAAGATCTTCTCCTTCAGGAACAACAGAACGTAACCATTCTACTAATAGTTCTTTACTACGTTTTCTTAGTGCTTTTGCTTTTCTTCCGTTCATTTAGTAACTTCCAATACTTTAGGTTCTTTTACTACTCTAGTTAAATAAGAAAATCTATTTGAGTATTTGAACACTCGTAATCCTTTACCTTCGTTAGCATCTGAGTGACATTCAAACTTATGTCTACACCAAGTACATCCTTTACCTATCTGCATGTTACCTGCTGCTCCATCTGGTACAGGATTATAACATAAATCAGGTGGTGTGTCTACCTTTATAAGTTTTTTAACTGTTTTTATTTTGTTTTTTATGTCAGGTTTATCGAAAGAATCAGGTCTATATAATGCTATTTCACCTGACTCTTTGTTCATGGCTAAGAAACCACCCTTGTTTGTACCCATAGCAGCCTCGTAGCCTGCCAACTGAGGGAGATAACCGAATATATCATCTTCGGCTAGGGTTTTATTATAAAACTTCTTAAACGCGAAACTAGAGGCTGTCTTAATATCCACTACTTCACCATCAATAACGCAGTCCATGTGTCCTTTAATACCAGATACAGAAACTTCTTTTTGTTCATCGGTAACTTTGTGTCCTGCTATCTTAACTAACAACAGAAGTACCTCTTCAAGTAGATGTCCGTATAGAAATTTAATAAAGACAGAAGGTTTAATTCTTTCAGTTGTCTTACTTTCTGAACGCATATCATACCATAGCTGACGCATAGGTTTACCAATGTTAGACATACGTAACGTACCACTATCTCTTGGTCTAGGGTTAGCCCAATGAGAAAGAACTTCTTTCATTGACTCACCGAAAGCATCAATAGTTTTATCGTCTATGTTTAGTGACTCACCATCTGATAGTACAGATAGCTTGTCGTATATATCTTCTACTAACGTATCTAGTTTTTTATTTTTTGCCATGATTTACAAACCTTAATTTTCTAGTGATAGGATTAAACCCTAAAAGTCTAACATCTTTTTTAATTTGTGAAGAAGTTCTTTTAGAGCGAACATACCAATAAGGATGTTCCGTAGTGCCTTTATATCTATAGTCAGGTTGTTCTGTTTTAACATCTATATAAGATATTTTTTTATCTTTAACAGCTATTAAATCTATTTCTCCTGTGCATCCACAGTTTTTAAATACTTCATAACCTTCATCCCATAACCAAGTTACTGCGTAGAACTCAGCCATGTCTCCTTTTCTACTATCACAATGATCAATGTGTTTCATATTTTTTTCCTTAGAATATATTTATCAACTAATTGTTGAGGAGTACTGTACAAATACCATTTATTCTTACCTTTGACTCGCCATGAACGACTGCTTAAACTAGCAATATATTTATCATTAATTAATATTAAACCTACTGCGTTTGCATAATCTAATTTAATTTTTTGACCAGTTAATAAAAATTCTTTTAGCTTTTTTAGTCTATTAAGATGTCTTCTTTCAGGATCAGATTGGCACATTTTATCATTAGTAGCATAGTCATAGGATTCTATCGCAGCTAATTTTTTTTGTACGTTAATCATTTCTTCTAGTGTAGGAAGATCTTCTATACTTACATTTTCAGGTAATTTTTTCATGCTCTTTTTTATTTCAGTATGCAAGTAAGCTATATTAGATCTGCGAGAAGAAAAATATGAAGTTCTTCCTTTTTCTTTAATTATTTTTTCAAAGTCATCTAATTCAATTAAATCCATTAAATTATCTTTAGTTAAATCTTCAGTGTGTTTCACTCCAGTTCCCTCCATATTGATATTCACCATCTAAAGGACAGTTCATATTAAAAACTTGTCCTGCTTCTATAATAGATCGAACACCCATTGCACCTATTAGTTCTGCTGTTTGTTTAGGTACTTCCATTTGCCACTCGTCATGGATGTTAGCAACAAACTTATACTTTAGGTTTGCTTCACGTAAATGCTTATCAAATATAACAAGTGCTTGCTTCATAACTATCGCACCTGCTCCTTGTAATAAAGTATTTAAAGCTGAGTGTGCGTTACGTATAAATAATTTTCTACCATCTAATCCTTTGACGAAGCCTCTTGCTGCTGCTCTCGTAACTCTATCTCTAAGAGTTTTAAATGATGGTTTATTATCAAAGAACAGTTGTCTAGACTTTCTACCAGTTGATTTATTTCCACCAACCACGCTTCCAAGCTTCTCATCTCCTGCTCCGTACATAAGCGCATAGATGAATGTCTTTGCCTGATCTCTTGATTTAAGTCCTGCAAGCTTTTGATTAGCGGTATGTATGTCTCCGTTAAGTATTTCATTTGTAAACTCCTCGTCTTTCATATAGTGAGATAACATTCTTAGTTCTAAACCTGACGCATCAATACCTAGTAAGACATTACCTTCGTCTACTGTCCAACATGCACGACACTCCTTGCCATAAGGCTGACGTAAGCTAGGAATCTGCGCTGTGTTTGGACTACGATGTGTCATGCGACCTGTGATAGCACCGTTAGGTATAACAAAGCCATGTATTCTACCATCTTCTTCAACTGCTTTCACCCATGAATCAACCTGTGCTATACGTTTCTGTAACAAAAGAAACTCTGCAATGAGACTAGCTTCGTGTATGTGTGTAACTTCTGATAAAGTTTTTTCATCTACAATAGGCTGACCAGTAGGTGTAAATCTTTCTGGCTTCCAACCAAAGTCAATCAAGTATTCTCCAATCTGTTTACGACTGCCAAGATTAAAGTCAACTAACTTTCTACGCATGAAAGGATCTGTGTTACCAAACCACAAACAGTTATCGTACTCTTCATCAGACAATCCACGTTTGGATAACTGACCATCCTTCTTAACATAAGGTGTAACTACTTTATCATCTACCCATTTAGGTTTAAATGTATTGTGTACTTCATCTTCTATCTTTTGTTTTCTTTCTCTCAGATTAGCGAGCA